TTCAAAGTACCCGACTAAAGAGGCGTACCTTGAAGCTATCGCCAACTCCACGCTGGAATACGAAAAAGATCAGTAGACCATAGCAGCCCGCAGACTCCGGGCGATCTGACAAACGAAAACTACACCGCACACGATACGTGTGCGCCCGTACGATAAAACATGCCCCCCCTGCCCATTGCGATCGGCGATGCCGCCTTGAACCAAATCTATCGATCCGGATACATGGCGGATACCTGCTATTCGGATCGTCCCCTGTTGGCCATGATGCCGAAGTTTGAAGGATTCTCCGGCCGGAATATGCCCATTGTGAATCTGTACGGGCACCCGGCTGGAAGATCTCAGGTCTTCGGCGTGGCCCAGGCAAACGCTAACCCCTCACAGCTTGATGACTTCCTGCTGACCCGCGTTCACGACTACGGCGTGACCCAGATCGACGGCGAGACCGCCGACTGCATGGCCGCCGAAGGCAAGGGCGCATGGATCAACGGGATGACCATGGAGATTGACGGCATTCTGAACCAGACCGCCGACAACCTTCATGGGATGCTTTACGGCGACGGTATGGGCTTCCGTGGAACGGTTGCCGGTGTCGTGCTGACCGTCCTGACCCTGACGAACGCGGCCGATGCTGCAAACTTCGAGGTCGGGATGTGGATCGATGGAACCACGGCGGCCGGTGTCGCGGCTCCCCACGGATTCCCGAATCAGATCGTAGGCGTGGACCGGATCGCCGGAACCATCACCGGAGCGGTCAACTGGAACGCGGCTTTCATCGCCACCGACCGGCTGTTCGTCCAGGGTGACTATACGGCAATCGGTTCAACCAACATGGTGTCTGGCCTTGAAGCCTGGGTGCCCCCGGCGGCTCCCGGTGCCGGTCTGTTCTTCGGCGTCAACCGGACGGCCGATATCACCCGGCTGGGCGGTCTGAGACAGGCGGCCCTCGGCGGAACCGTTGAGGAAGCCCTGGTCACAGCGGCCTATTTGGTGGATGCCCACGGCGGGCGCAGTTCCCACTGTTTCTTGAATCCGGTCAACTATCGGCAGCTTTCGATTGACCTGGGCGCGAAGCGTTCCTACACCACCGAGACCGTCAAGTCCGGTCATGTCGGCGTGAAGGCTCCCATCAGCTTCAAATCCATCGTGATCGATGGCCCCAAGGGTCCGATCTACTGCATCTCGGATTACAAGTGCCCGCTGGGAATCGCCTGGATGTTGCAGCTTGACACCTGGGTGCTGGCCTCACTGGGTGCGGCTCCGAAGATCATCAACTCCCGAGACGGCAACCGCTGGCTGCGGATTGGCAACCAGGACGGGTATGAAATTCGCGTGGGCTACTACGCGCAGGTTGGCTGTCGAAGAATTGCCGGATCACCTTGTAGTGGAGGTGGACCATGGCAGACAGGAGCTTTCCTTGTTCTCGAATCATGAGTTTTGAACGCGATCCTGTTCGCATCGGTGGACACTTCAGCGTAACTCCTGGTGTCGGTATTGTCGCCAACTCCCGCTTTGGAGACGGTTACACCGTGGCCTACACGGCGGCGGGACGTTTTACGATCACCACTAACGATCCATATCATCATGTTGTCTCCGCAACTTGTTCCTTCTGTCCTACTACCGCAGTTGACAGCTTTCTTGTCCCTCTCCAGCCCGCAGGCGGTGCTGGTGCGGTAGTGACCTGGGAACTTCGGCTATGGGTCCTGGCGGGTGGTGCCGGTGGTGTTGCAGATCCGGCGGCGGCGGCCGACGAGTTTCACTTTGAACTGATTCTGTCCAACAGCAACAGCGACCGCGCAGCCTGGTAGGAGGTGAGCCATGAGCACACCCCGATACAATACCCAACGCGGGTTTTACACCCGCAACAGCGGCGATGCTGGCAGCATGTCGCAGGGAGACATGATCAAGCTCATTGGCAAGTTCAGCACCGATGGTGCTGGAGCGATCGCCAATGACTACACTCCCGGCGCAACTGTCGGCTACACCGGCGCGGGCGATTTCCTGCTTACTTTCAACGAAGGTTTCCACGGCCTACAGAGTGCGAATGTAAGCATTCAGGCTGCCGGAGCCGCCGTTGATCAGTATGCGCAGGTAGGAGCCTTTACCGCTGGTGTTGCCGGTGCCTGCACCCTTCAGCTTTTCTGCTGCGGGGCTGGTGGAGCACAGGCAGACATGGCCGCAGGTGATTACCTGATGTACGAGATCACGCTTTACAGCGAGTGGGAGGACTAGTCATGACACATCCAAGAACTTCGCTTTACAGGCGTGATAAGGGCATCTATCACTATGAGTGGGCACCCACCCGGATTTCTGGCTATTTCAACTACATTGCCGCCATCACTCAATATGGCGGTCAGGGTCTTACATCCATTACCAGGACCGGGCAGGGTGACTATCTTCTAACCCTAACCGATACGGATATCAGATCAATCAGATCGTGCGTTTGCTCCGTTCAGAGCGGCGGCGCTACGGACCTTGATTGTTGCATCGACACAATCACCATGGGTCCGCCTACCACCATTCAGGTTCACACCCTGGCGGCTGGCGTTCTAACGGATCTGACCGCAACCGAGAACGTACATTTTGATATCACGTATGACCAGGGATACCGCAACCTTCCCGAGACACACCAGTTGGGCTATTTCCACGAAGTTCCCGACGTGGCGAAAGTCCTGGGCAACTGGACGATTACCGGCGCAATCGGCGCGGTAAACGTCCAGAACATCAACGGCGCGACGGTTGCGCAGACGGCCCAGGGACTCTACACCCTGACGTTCACGGACAGTTTTGCGGGAATTGTCTCTGGCACTTGTAATGTAGGAGGTGCTGGCGCGGTTGACATTATCGCGCAGTTTGGCGCGTATACGCCAGGCGCGGCCGGTGCGTGTACTCTTGTGATCAGAACTAAGACGGGCGCAGGCCAGGCCCATCCACCGACAGGTTCAATCATCACGTTTGATCTCAATATGTACTCAAACTCCACGAATCTGTAGACGCACGGGGGGCGGGTTCGCCCGCCCCCCTTCTCTTGAGGTGCTAAATGGGTAAGAACACTCAGATGAATATGGATGTTCTTATGAAGATCGCCGCAGACCGGGCAGACATGCTGGTTGACGATGGAACCGGAACCCCGGTTTGGTCGTCTTTCGCCACATCTGCGGCGGTTGGGGCTTTTGTGAACTTTGAGTTTGCGGCCCTTTGGGATGCGCTCATCAATGCAAACGAAGATTACTGCGTCTATAGACACACCATCGACGTGAAAGCCAACCAGGAAGATTACCTACTCCCAGACGATTTCTATAAGTTCCGCAAAGTGTTTCCGATAGTCAACGGGCGGAGATGTGCCGCACTTCGTAAGTTTCAGATGCGCGAGTTGGGAGAGGCCGATTCATTGGCCGCCATTCTGACAAGCCCAATCGAAGAAACCAAATATGCAGTTATTGGAAGCCGCCTCAGACTTCATCCGATTCCTTCCGGGGCGGCAACCCTGGAATTGTGGTACATCCCGCAGTACCCGGGAGTTGACAACCTTGAGGATCTAGTGCCGCTTCAGTTCCCCCTTGGCTGGGAAGATTATGTCATTGAAGGGATAGCGGCCCGTATGCTCGAAAAAGAAGAGTCAGACGCCACGCCCTTCAGGGCAAGACAAAAGGAGATCTTGCAGCGGATTTTGATAATGGTTGAAGACCGGGACGTAGGGGAGCCGTTCCAAATGCAGGATACGGAGGGGTATCTGTGATTCTACCGTTTGAATATCAGCACACGGGCAATCAAGATGTTGAGTTGCTCCAACAGAATATGAAGAAGTTTGTAAAGCCCCTTGAAGATTGCCCGCTGTTAGATGGTATTTTGTTGGAAAATGTAGATTTAGCCAACGCGGTCAACACGGTTATAAACCACAAACTAGGCAGACAACCGAGGGGGTGGATTGTGGTTGATCACGCGGGCACGGGCACCTTGATTTATAGAATTGCCTGGAATTCTAGCACCCTGACTTTACTGGCAGCGGCTGCTTGCACCGTTAGTCTATGGGTGTTCTGATGCCGCTGGACAAAATGGAAATACGTGTTCCGTTTGGTGGGGGAATAGACACAAAGACCGACCACAAACAGGTTATTCCCGGCAAGTTGTTAGAGTTGAAAAACGGCACTTTCCAGAATCTAAAGCAAATCACAAAACGGGAAGCGTTCGAGGCAGCGTTTTCAACTGAATCGCTGGACAGCGGAGACATCATTGCTGGTAATGCCATTTATCGTCGCGGCAAAGAAATTCTAATCACAGGCAGGCAAGACAATGCCGCTGGTAGAATCGGAATCGAAGATGGAAACAAGATGTTTTCTCACGGACCGGATGAGGACGAATGGAAAACCATTGGAGACAGAGATCCGATCAGGTTAGAAGTTGAAAGCGTAGCGGCTCCACATCCTTATTGGGAATGCCCAGATGTGGCGCTAGCTGATTCTGGAAAATATATAGGCTATGTGTACCTTTCACAGTCCGATCCTGGTTATGTTTCGGGCGCCACAGAGTACGCCAGAGCGCATTTGACCATCAAGGAAATCGCAACGGATGTAACCTGGATTGATGATTATGTTTACACGGCTGCGCCAATGGCGACTAACAATGTTGGCGGAGTTCATATCACAGGGATTGGCACTAAGTTTTATATCTGGCTGGCGATTCCTGGCATAAATGACATTTATGTTTCTGTTGTGGATACTGCTAATTTGGGCGCGGCCATTACTGCATCAATTATCTGTGATGATTTACATGGTGACATGATTTGGGATGTTTGTACGGCTACAAATGATCCCGCTGGCGAATGTACTGTACTGGCCTATAAAGAAAGCGCCGCTGGATTTCCCGAAATCAGATGGGTAAATGCTACACCGGGAACGGAACAAATCAGAATAGGCACCGAAGTCATAAAAAACGCAATCACTGTATATGAAGAATATGATCGGGAGACAACCTCCCTAAAAGTCCTGTCGGCATATCAGATGAACGCAGATGGGCACATAGAAGGCGTTACTTTCAATGATGATGACACATTATATACCGGCTGGAACTACACTATTTATAATGCCGATGCCGGTGTTGTCTTGAAAATGACAGGCTGCAAAGATGAAGGGTCGGACGATACCAACTGGCCTGCGTCTTTGGTGCGTTTATATATAGGAATACGAGATGCAAACCCCCTGTGGTGGGCGGCATTTGTTAGAACCGTTGAATATGAATTTGACGGGACCAATCCCGCAGAATTGGCGATGATTCTCCATGCCAACCTAATCTCGAAAGCATGGAATTATGAGAACAAGCCGCATGTATGGGTGACGCACGATTCAAGCGGTATGTTGTATGAACAAGAAGAACCAGACTTTGATGTATATAGTCAGACAGTACAAAACACGCTGTTTTTACGTTCGCCCGGGGACAATAATAATTATGGGGAACATCATAGAACAGATGCAAGGTGTTTAGGTGGAGAGGCTGGGGTTATTAGAACACAGCACTTATCTGCCGTAGTAAGCCCAGAAACAAATAAACATCTCTTCGCAACCAAGAGACAGGAAAAGGTCACTTATCGATTACCCCCCAACCAAGATCAGATTTTTTCTCCTGAGTCGCTGGATTCTATCGTGCATGTTGCTGCACTTTTTGGCCAATATGCCCAACCGTCAACAGAACTTGGGCCATGTGTCCAAACCGGCGGCGGCTTTATCGGTTGTGCTGATGGGAGATTCCAGGAATTAGGCTTTCATCTTTACCCGATGATCATTGAAATAGTTGCAAGTGGCGGATCTGGGGCAGCTACTACTTGGCAATATTGCGCTGTTTATGAATGGATGGATCGGGAAGGTCAGCGGCACCAATCAGCGCCCAGTTTGCCGGTAGAAATCGAATGCAAGGTAGACGATCATGTAAGAGTTGAAGTGATGACTCTTACCTATGGAGATTATGAAAAACTAGAGAATACAAACATCATTCTTTACCGAACAGAAGACGACGGCCCGGTTTTTTATCGGCTTCCAGAACATTGTACTACGCCAAACCAGCCAACAATATTTACCACGTTCTGCTATGATCAATCTCCCACTCCTGCTACCGCCGCCCTTTCTGACGCTTTGTTGGTGTATGGGGAAACCATATACACGGGAAGTCTGGTAAATGGCGTTTGGGATGTGGTAGAGAATATCTGCCCGCCAGCTTCTTCAATAATGAAGGTCAGGCAAGACCGAGTGTTCTTGGTTCCCGATGAGGACAGGGAAAATATCTGGTTTTCCAAGTTGAAACAATATGAAGTTGGGACCTCTTTCTCCGGTGCTTTTACTAAGCGGGTTACTGATGGTGGGGAAATAAAAGCCCTCGAAACTATGGACACCCGCTTGGTTGTATTCAAAGAGGCAGAGATCCGGGCATTTTCAGGCCCGGGGCCAATAGACACAGGAGTTGGCTCTTTTGGTGAGGATTACTTGATCACGGCCGATGTGGGTTGTTGTGATAGGGCTTCTGTGGTTTGGACTGACAAGGGGATCATGTTCAAGAGCCTCAAGGGGATCTATCTCTTGGGCCGTAACTTACAGGTTACATATATTGGTGCGCCCGTTGAAGAATACAACCAATATACTGTATTGAAAGCCGAGCTTGTAGAGACAAAGAACCAAGTCCGGTTCTTGCTTGCCGGTAGCCCGGCGATGTTGGTTTATGATTATCTAGTTGATCAATGGTCTGTGTTTGATTCTCCGTTTTTTGTGGATGAAGTACAGGTGCCTTGGGGGACGGTTGATAGTGCAATGTGGCAAAACCAGTTTGTGATGGTTCGTGATGATGGAATGGTTTTGCTTGAGACCGCCAATTATAGAGATGTTGCCACAACCTATATTCCTCTGGATCTTACAACCGCCTGGATAAAGCTGAACGGGTTGCAGGGTTATCAGCGGGTATGGTGGATTTCTCTTCTTGGCGAAGTCTACGATTATTGCACTCTCAATTATGAAATCTACTACGATTATGTGGACGCAAACCCGCAGACGGGGACCATAAATATCAACGCGGCTTTTGCGGCCAATCCCCCGGCACAGTTCAGAATCAAACCGCGATACGGGAATGGCAAATGTCAGGCTTTCAAGCTCCGTTTGTATGATGCCACGGCGACCGGAGCAACTACATATAAGGGATTCGCTATCAGCGATCTGATGATTCAGATCGGAAAGAAAAAGGGCGTTATGCGCCAAGGCTTTGTGAAAACGAGGTGA